GCTATCTATTCCGAGAGCCAAAACTATTAGTGTTTTTAGAGGAACTTGTCTCAGCCTAACACGAAAGTGAGACTAATATAGTAAGTAGGGGAATTTAAAACAAGCGAGATTCATTTCGGCCCTAAAGGGCCAAGTTTTCTCTCGTCAAAGGATAATGTCATCTTGTGGTATTTGAAAATCTTCCATCATTTAGTTCCTTGCAGGGAATAAATTTTATCCTACAAGATCAAAATAATAAATATCTAGGGTGAAAGATGCGAAATAACGACCCGATTTTTTGGCCAGAAGATTCATTGAACCTATCGCTACGCCAGGGTATGGAAAAAAACTACTCAGATAGCATAAATATTCTTCAAACGCAGTGGTATCAGGCAGACCTGAACCAGCGATTTACAATGAATGACCAAGAAGTTTGGGGACTTATTTTTCCGGGAGTTGCCACGTATCGAAGGAAGATATGGAACTTTAACATCATGAATCCCATAAGCGAGGCGATTAGCGGTCAGCAAAGACAAACCCGCAAAAGTTCCGCGGTCATCCCTATCCATAATGGACTCCAAAAGACGGCCGATCAGCTCACAAAGTGCCTTTATCATAATCATAAAATGGGTTTTCATCAAACGTTTAGTGATGCTTTCCAGCAGGGAGCCGTTATCCAGGGCCTAGGATTTATGTACCTTTACGCAGATAGTACGAAAGATCCTATAAGTCCGGACCCAAAATGGCGCTATGTCGACATGAAAGCTACGCTCTTTGACCCCTACTTCCGCAAGGCCGACATGTCCGACGCTCGCTTTTGGTGGGTGCGAACGTTTTTCGATGCTCAAGAAGCCGCTCTCATGTATCCCCAGTTCGGGGATGAAATTCTTTCTCTCCCTAAAGGAACGTATCGTGACGACAAATTTTTTTACATGCCGGAAGTTTATCAAATCCAGTTTCCTAATCTTATTGCTTTTGACGAGTATTGGTATCTAACAAGCCGAGAAGCTACCTTTCTCGTGGACAAGAAGACTGAAGAATGCCAAGAGTTCACTGGTACTCGGGAAGAGCTAAAAGAGATTTTAATGGCCTTCCGAGGCAAATTAGCCACTATCAAAAAATCCATACCTACGGTGCGAAGGAGCATTATCCTCAATGACAGGGTAATCGTCGATGAACCAAACCCATACGGCATGGATCGCTACCCCGTTGTGCCGATTATGTCTTTATGCAATATGGATTCTCCATACTACGCATATAAGTTTAACAGTCCCATGACCATGCTCAGGGACTGTCAGTATCTCCTAAACCGTCTCAAAGTCTCAAATTTAGAGATTTTGGACGCTCAGCAGCAGGGGTTAAAAGTCAAGAAAGGCGCCCTAGTGACACCAGAAGACGCTCTAAATTCAGGGCACGGCCGCGTTCTATCAATCGATCCGGACTTTCAAATGGATGACGTTCAGACAATGCCTATTGTGCCTCCCTCTCCCGTCATGCTGCAAATGGAAGATATGCTTAAAGGCATATTTTTCAACATTGCCGGTATTGACCCGAACGCCATGGGTATGGATATCGATGATAAGGCTGGCATCATCACCATGATGCGGCAGGCGGCAACTGTTCGTAACCTCCAAAGACTTTTCGATCAGGCAGACGAAGCTCAAAGGCTTTGCAGCGATATTGAAGTAGAATACATACAAAAAAATTGGACTTATGGCAAGGTGCGCCAAGTTATCGGGGAAGAACCCACAGCCGAATTTGACAACAAGATCTTCTTTAAATACGGTTGCAAAGTGGTGCAAGCCGCACTCACTGAAACTCAACAACAATTAGAACTAGCCCAGATTCTTCATGCTCAGCAGCTTTATCCTGACCTCATCCCACCTGATGAAGTCTTAGAGTGTATGACCCTACAAAATAAAGACCGCATCGTCGAAAAAGTCATGGCTAAGCAGAAAGCTATGCAAGAGCAGCAACAGAAGATGGAGCAGCTACAGATGGAACAGATGCAAATCGACAATATGACAAAAATGGCTTACTCGCATAGTCAGGAAGGGCTAGCCAAAGAGCGTGTTGCCAAAATCCAGACCGATTCGGCCGTGGCTCAAGACAAGTTACGCCGTGCTCATCAAGAGGATACGGCAAGCTTGCTCAATGTTGTCAAAGCGCTCAAGGAAATACAAGGTATGGACCTGGATAACCTCATGCAACAGGTTCAAATCTTGAATGCTTTAAGTCCCGCTGCCAATCCTGAACAAGAAGTTGTTGCCAATAAACAAAATTATGCATGACAGTAAAGTTATAAACGCGTTTAAACGAGGTGTTATATGAAAGAAAAAATGTCAAAAAGGGGCTACGAGCAGGGGGATATGAAACCTACTGTTGAAAGCTACCAAAAACCTGAAAAAGGCTTCTCGCAGAAAGACGAGAACAAGACGACTGAATACATCGAAAGACAAGACAGGCGTCAAGACGAAATGGCAAAAGATGTTAATAAGCAGGCGTATAAAGGCCGATATTCTTAATAGGAGGAAAAAATGCCTAAACGAGAAAATTCTAAGCCTTATGCAGTAGAAGTGCAAAAAGGTCCGATTAGTATGGATGAGCAATACTCAAACAACTTTCGCCGAGAACCTGAGTGCACCATGCGAGATATTGAGAACAACATGTTGCGCCAAGATAAGTCTACGCTCACGCTTCACGTTCCCATGCAATAAGCGGGTTTAGCTACTGAACCTTCTAAAAAATCAGTAGCATTTTCATTGCCGAGTTCCCTTGATACGCATCCTATTTATGCGAACCTCGTTGGCCTGAGCGTTATTTTGCTGAACCCATTGGAAAAATGCGGCTTCTTCAATTAAAATTCTTTTCCCTATACGTTTGATAACCTGATTGAAACCATTTTTGTTGGCGTTAAAAATTAGGTGTCTTAAACCTCCAGCAGAGGGCCAAGTTTTCTCTCGTCAAAGGATAAAAAAATTGAGTGAATTTCAAGAAATATGTTCGTCGCGCTCGATCAACTGTACGAAAATATCGTACAACTGTGACGATTGGAAGAATGATTGTCACAGAATTAATTTTACCGGAGCTTTCTCTTTTTCAGGAGATCCCATAAGGTGGTCGCCTCGGAAAAGTTCGTTTTCCACCCAATTGCCATCGTCGTCTTTTTTAAACCCAAAATATTCTAGTTGCAGGTTCTCCCATCGTTTGATTTGGAGTATATCTGCCTCGTCATATAACCCTGCATTCATAACCATGTTCATCATTTGGCTTCTATGAGGAAGAGCCCAGCAAAAGTAAACCTCACCGCTAGGATAAACATGAAAAACCATGGTATCTTGCTCTGGATAGGGCCTATACTTGGTTATTTTTCGAATTCGGATCAATCCGCGTTTTAACATCATGTCGTATTTTTCATAGATAGCTAAATAGAATGGCTTTCCATTTATCTCTTTCAGTCCCTGCTCAATAGCTTCGTTAATGTCGGTTACGAGATCTTTCTTGATTTCGTGGTTGACATCTCCGATGACGACTCCTCTTTCACCGTTAATCTGCGCATCGCGGTATATTTTACCGGCGGTCTGTCTTGTGGGATCAAATTGGGATTCAAATTTCACTTATGGGCTCCTTTCTCGTTTAAAGGTGATTTTGATCGAATTTTCCTAGTCCAGTGATTATTAAGCTGATTTTTGTGGCACGATTCGGCGCATGAACGTGAACAAAACACAGTTCTTTGACGTTTTTTTAAGTTTTTTTTGTGTTCAAATATTTTCTGACAGACGCGGCAACGGTGAGGTTGCGTTCTTTGCTTCTTTGCCATTTTTTCAAGCTTAATCCGATACATGCACTTGTAACAAATATTTACTGAATTAATAAAATCAGTATTTAACTTGTCTACTTCGCAATTATCACAAAACAAATTAACCTCACTTTTAATTGACTTATATTATTTTTATTACAGAAAGTCAATTCAAGGCGTACAAAAGGCGGACTAGCCTTCCGTCACGGCGTAATGTGGGCCTAGCCGACCACCGAACAAAAAGGAAATTCAATGACTGAGATTGAAAACCAAAACAGCGAAGTCCGAGAGGTAGCGCCTCAGGTTGAGAACCAAGTCAATGAAGTGAAAGAGACACAACAAGTTCAAGAGCCGGTGACAAACCAGCACTTGAAGGCGATGCGTCTTAAGAATGCCGAACTCGAAAGAGAACTGAAGCAACTGCGCGAAAATCAGATGGCCATCATGCAAGCACAGCTTTCAAATGCGCCAACTGCCCTTCAAGAGGTTGATGAGTTTGATAGGATCGGTGATGAAGAGTTCATTCCTTTGGGTAAGGTGAAGAAGCTAGCTGAGAAAAATACTCAGAAAGTCCTGAAAAACACCGAAGAGCTCGTGCAACGAGAGGTCGCGAAAGCCCTCCAGAAGCAACATCAAGATCAATTCATGGATCGCTTGAATCGTCAGTATTCGGATTTCTCCGAGGTCGTCAATCCTGAAACTTTATCAATTTTGGAAGAAAAGGAACCAGAGTTGGCGGCGACAATTGCGGAACTAAAAGATCCGTACAAGATTGGCGTGCAAAGCTACAAATACATCAAAGCTATGGGGCTTTCCCAAAAAGCAAAAGATGTGCGTAGAGAGAAGGAAGTAGACAAAGCAATCGAAAAGTCAGAAAAGGCGGTAACGTCTCCCATGGCCTTCGATAAGCGTCCTATTGCCCAGGCTTTCAAGCTCACTGATGCTATGAAGAAAGATCTCTATCGTGAAATGCATGGATATGCGGCCTACGCAAGCTCGGTTCCAGAGCTGACCCTGTAGGGTCCAAGGAACATAAACTATGACAGTATCAATCGCATCGTTGCCACCGCAAATTCAAGAGCGGTACAACGCAAAATTGCTGTCAACTCCAGAGCACAACTTGATTCACCAGTTGTTTGCTACACCTGTTGAGTTGCCAGACAATCAAGGCTTTATTGATCGTCAGTCACGTTATGACAGGCTAGACCTGTTTGAAGTGCCTCTCGACAATGGCCAAAATAACCCACCACCACAACAGCTTAACCGCGTTGATGTGGATAATATCGGCTGTCCACATATTAGTGATTGGCTGCTTGCAGCTTAATGTGCCGTGTACGTGTTTATGCAACATATATTGTGTTGACTAGACAGGTAACAATCACTAACGAGGATAAACATTGTGTCCTCGCTAAACCTGAGATAATGGACTTGGAAGCCCTCTGAACATAACTGGAGGGTGACAAGGCGCAAGTGAATATAAGGATTTAAACGTCCGAATATTTGTATAGCGTGAACGACTAAATTCTTGGGCCTCGAAAGAGGATGCGATAGTCTGAACTCTACGTATACATAAAGGTAGAGAGGAAAATCCGAAGAGGTTTTCCCGCTCACAATGAAATGTGAGTCATAAAAGTAACAGTTTGCCAGTGTTAAATAGTGCTGCGGCCCGTTTAGGACAGAGTTTAAGAGAAACTCAGGACGCACTCCAGAGAGATAATTTGGAGTCAAGTGCCTCCATAATTAACTGTGTAGGGGGTAGCAATGGCGATATCCCAGCTGAGATGAATATCTCAGACGTGGATGACGTCTTCACAGTTTTGCAAAACAATAGCGGCGAGTACATTACTAACATCGTGGAAGCGCAATTGCGCTTTGGCACAAGTCCGATTGGCGATGCGTACGGTTGCATGTTAACGACGAGGATGATTCCTGTACTCTATAACATGACTGGTTTTATCAAGAAATTCCAGTATCCAAACATCTCGCAAACGTTGTCCGTCGAAATCGGCGGAGCTAATAACGTTCGATTCTTTGCTTCTGAGCAAGGTTCTGTCAGCCCGAATGCTTCAATGCTTGGTAACGACATTGCTAATTGCTTCGTAGCAGCGAAAGAGGCGTACAAAGTTGTGTGGCAAGCAGGTGGTAAAGCTCGCTTTATCTATCTGCCTCCTGGATATAACAACGACCCATGCATAAAAATCTTTTTAAATGTGCATGTAAAATCTCGAGTGATTGACTTGGAAACCTACGATTATGCTCTTGCAGCATAGTTACGGTGACAAGGGCGAAGACTTTAAATAGGATGATTGAGATGTTTAATCTTAGTAAGACATTCCAAACGAAAATCTTGAATGCTTTCAGGAATTTGTCGTTTGAAATATTTAACCTTAAAAGATTTTCTAAATTCAATCATGATTTCAGCTTGTTCTCGTTTAATGACGAGATAAGGAATAATAAGAGGCAAAAGTTGATCCATCAATCCACGGGTAGTAAACCATTCGATCTGCATTTTCCAATGTGCATGAATGTGATTTCTTGGTTTATCATAAACCAGACCACCAAATGTTTGATGAATCCATTCCATAAGTTTTCGGTTGGTATTGACCACTTGAAATCTTGGAAAATAAGACCATCCGGTCTTTGTTTTTCTGCGTTGAATATAGATGGAACCTTCTCCATCAATGATACCAGCGAGATAAGCAATTTGTCCTTCAGTCCACATTCTGAAACTCCTTTTTCGGATAAAGATAACAAATCTGAAAATAAAAGTCACGCTGAGAGACTAAGTCTCGAGACTCCGAAAGGAGATGCGATAGTCCAAACTACAGAGGAAACCTGTAGAGGGGAATTCGAAGTGGTTCCCCCGCCAAGAAATTGGTCAGTAAGCAAGCTGTTG